GGGCAGTTGCCACCGCAGCCGGACAAGACTTAGGCGTTCTAATAGTTAGGCAGAGCCAATAGTGCCGTATTACATAACCGACAAATCCGCAGACTGCCCAGCTTGGGCCGTAGTAAAAGAAGATGGCGAACTAATCGCTTGCCACGCTTCTAAAGAATCTGCTATTGACCAAGCTTTAGCTATTAGCCTTGCGGAAGAAACCGAATTCGTAGGAGAACGCGCAGCAGTAGGTCAGCTAAAGGTTGGGGATTACGTTAGCTGGGATCTAACTAATCCTAAGATTATGGCCGAAGTAGTAATGATAGAAGGCGAACTAGCTGGTCTAGAAGTTTACGAACTAGAAGACGACGTTTATCACAGTACCGACCGCCTAATGATTATAAACATCTTTAGACTTCAGCGAGTTCCAAGACCGGAGAAGATTTCCGAAGAAGTCGAAATGGAAGAAGATTACTCCGAAGAAGATCGAGAAGAGGGAACCCCGGCAATTATTCTCGACGTGGATAATACCATTATTCGCGGTGGTCAGATAAACCAACAGCTAGTAGATTACCTAGATACTTTCGACAATACCGAAATGATTATTATTACCGCCCGTCTAGAATCCGAAAGAGCGCAAACCGAAGTAGAGCTAGAGGGCTTCGATTATGACCAGCTCCTTATGAAGCCTTCTGCAGATATAAATAGCACGGAGTTCAAGCGCAGAACCGCTAGCGAACTAATGGATAGATATAACCTAATGATTGCTATCGACGATAATAACGACATTCTTAGGGCTTATAGAGGTCTAGGAATTACCGCTATCCACCCGAACGAAATTCCTTCCGTAAACGAAGAGGATAGGGCCGAACCGGACGCCTTAGAAGTTGGGGATTCTGTTTCTTGGAATAGCTCGGGCGGCAGAGCGCGTGGAGTTATTGAAAGAATTGAAAGAAACGGAAGAATAAATATTCCAAATAGCGACTTTACAATTACTGGAACCGAAGAAGACCCTGCTGCTCTTATTCGCGTTTATCGTGCCGGGGAAGAAGGACTAGAGCCTACGGATACTTTAGTAGGACATAAATTTAGCACCCTAACAAAAATACAAGATCTAGACGAAACGCGCGACGTAAACCTAACTGCTCCCGCTTATATGAGAGCTGCTGCCCGCCGTGGTCTGGAGTATTACCGTGAAGGAAAAGGCGGGGACGGATTAGTTGAAAGAACTATCCGGGAAGCCCGCGCTATGGCAGAAGGCAACGTCACGGCCGATAAGTGGGTAAGAATTCGCGCGTGGATTGCTAGGCACTTAGTAGATCTAGATTCTCCGGACGCTAACCCAAGTTCGGATAACTATCCTTCCGCTGGAGTGGTCGCGCACCTTCTATGGGGAAGTGGCCCTAGTAAATCTTCCGCGCGTAGAACTTTGAAGTATGCTGAAGGCGTGGTTGCTAGACTAGAGGAAGAAAACCGCGCCAGTATTTCCCAAGAGAGCGAGCAAATGGCAAAGATAGAAAAGCGAACTAACGAAGTCCAGTTCGAACTAAGAGCCGTAGAAGGTGGCGACGGTATGACCTTTACCGGATACGCCGCAGTCTTTAATAGCCCAAGCGAACCACTTCCGTTTATCGAAAGAATCGCGCCGGGAGCGTTTAAGCGTTCACTACGCGCTCGCAACGACATTAAGCTTCTATGGAACCACGATACCGGGAGCGTTCTAGGATCTACCCGCGCGGGAACCCTAAAGCTCGAAGAAGATTCCCACGGCCTAAGAGTCACGGCGGTACTACCAGAAACTACACTTGGAAAAGACGTTCGTACCCTTGTCCAGCGTGGCGACGTAAACGCTATGTCCTTTGGATTCTCCGTACCAGCTAACGGCGATACTTGGAATACCGAAGGAACCGAAAGAACCCTTAGAAGCGTAAGGATTCACGAAGTCAGTATCGTAGCGTTCCCGGCATATAGCCAGACCGCTGGAACCGCTGCGGTTCGATCCTTCGACGGGGTAGCAAAGCGCGCAGAAGTAGACCCTGACCAGTTAGCGGACGCTATGCTAACTATCGAAGATGGTAAGGATCTATCCAAGGAGCAGTCGGAACTTCTAACCAAGGTAATCCAGCGACTAACACCGCAGGACGAAGCTAATAACGAAGAGAATTCCGAAGAGCTTACCGCACTAGAATTGAAGAAGATGAAGCTCGAACTACTAATGAAGAGGCTATAAATGGCTACTAAAGAAGCAATCAAAGACGCAATCCTAAAGGCGTCAGGCAACCCAGATTCGGGTATCGTCCGTGATAACGTGGACGCTTGGGCGCAGGCAGTCTGGGAGCTTGATAATGAAGTCAAGCCGAAAGAAGTTCGCGTCGTCGAAGCTAAAGAAACCCGCTAAGGGTATCGTCGGGGTTTCCCCTTTCTCCCGACCGCAACGCCCGCCGTATTCCTTTCCGGCGGGCGTTGCTCTTTCTTCCGGACAGTACAATAGAAGTAATGGGTCGAGTCAGCTCCCCGTTGCTACTGTTCAGAGTTAGCTCGGCAGAAATCAAATAAATCAACTAAGGAGAAACAACTATGTCAGACTTCCTAAAGTCGCAGGTTGAGGCTCGCAACAATCTAATCGAGCAGGCTCGTACAGTAATCGAGTCAGCCGAATCAGAGAAGCGTGGGCTATCTGCTGAAGACCAGCAGAAAATCGACCGTATCGAAACAGAAATTGGTCAGCGCGACGCTGCCATTGACACCGCTAAGAAGCTAGCTGAGCGCGAAGAGCGCGCAGTAGACGCTGCTCGTGAGTCATTCGTACCTTCTAACGAAGTACGTAAGGACAACGACATCCTACGCGCAATCGCTAACGGCGAAATGCGTTCACACACATTCGGTTCAGAGCAGAGAACTCTAGTACCTTCCGACAACACCGTACCTAAGTCTTTTTATGATGAAGTGTTCAGCGTTGCTCGTCAGGCTGGCCCAATGCTTCAGGTTGCACAGGTTATCAACACCGCTTCAGGTGAACAGCTAACCATTCCAACCCTTACCGCATACTCAACCGCAACTATCAAGGGTGCTGGTTCAGCTATCTCGGACTCAGAGCCTACATTCAGCTCGATCGCTCTATCAGCATTCAAGTACAGCTTCCTAGTACCAGTTGCTAATGAGCTTCTAACTGATGCCGGATTTGACATTTCTGCGCTAATCGCAGAGCAGGCTGGAAACGCTATTGGTTTCGGAATCAACACCGGACTAACTACCGGAACCGGAACTGTTGAGCCTACTGGTATCTTTACAACCGGAGCTTCTGCCGTCACAGGTGGAACCGGTGTATCTGGTGCTCCAACTTACGAGAACCTTGTAGACCTTCTTTACACACTAGACGGACAGGCAAGAATCTTGCCGGGTGTCGGCTGGTTGATGTCTAAGTCTGGTCTAGCAGCAGTTCGTAAGATCAAGGACGGCGCAGGCAACTACATCTGGACTGGTTCACTTGTACCGGGACAGCCTGACCAGTTGCTAGGCTACCCAGTGTTTGAGAACCCAGCAGCACCAGCAGTTGCAACCGGAGCATTTAGCATCGGTGTAGGCCACCTTCCTTCCTACAAGGCTCGCCTTGCTGGTGGAATTCAGGTTGCCCAGTCAGCTGACTATGCGTTCAACGAAGATGTGACTACATTTAGAGTCACCGCTAGAGTTGATGGAAAATTGACACACGCAAGCCACTTTGTAAAGTTCAAGGGTGGAGCTAGCTAAACCCTAGCTATCAAAAGCTGGAGAGGTCGCCGGACGGTAGGGTTTCGGCGACCTTTCCTTTTGTATAAATTTTCTGCTACTGTTTTTCTATGAACCCTACAAAATCTAAGAACCCTGCTAACCGTGAACAGTTCAAGGGAACGGTTTCCCTTTACTCAAATTCGCCTGATCAACCTACGGGCTACGGGCAGCAAGCTCGCTACTTAGTCGATCGTCTAAAGCGTCACGGCTTCGACGTTGCTGCTCTTTCTAACTATGGTCTAGAAGGAATAAAGCGCGAACTAGAAACGCCTTACGGCAAGATCCCACACTTCGCCCGCGGAATGGATTTATACTCAAACGACACCGCGCCAGTAGATCACAAAACCTTCGCAGCCGGACGAAATCAAAAAGACGCAATGATAACCCTTTATGATGTTTGGGTTCTAACTTCTAAGCTCTTCGACACTTTCCCTATTCTTAGCTGGGTTCCACTAGACCACGTGACCCTACCGCCTAGAGTCGAAACCTTCCTAAGAAAAGAAAACGTCACCCCGGTAGCTATGGCACCGCACGGCGTAAGGCAAATGGAAGAAAAGGGAATAGCTTGCCGATACGCTCCCCACGGTATAGATACTAAAACTATAAAACCTACCTTCGAGATCGAGGGCCAGACCGTAGAAGAACATATGGGAACTAAAGACCGCTACGTAGTCGGAATGGTTGCTGCTAACAAAAGCTCAGGTCTAGTTCACCGCAAAGCATTCTCGGAAAACTTACTAGCCTTCTCGATCTTCAAGAAGAAGCACCCGGACGCTATGCTTTATCTCCACACAGACCCAATGGCTAACGGTATCGGGTGGAACCTTCTAAGTCTTCTAAAGGCTTTAGGAATAGAGAAAGACGACGTAGCTTTCCCAAATTCCGTAAGCTATAAATACGGAATCAAGCAGGAAACCCTAGCGGGCTACTATACGGGAATGGACGTTCTACTTGCGACTTCCTACGGTGAAGGTTTTGGAATTCCTACTATCGAAGCCCAAGCTTGCGGAACCCGAGTTATCGGATCTAACTGGGCAGCTACGCAAGATCTAGTTTCGGAAGACTCTTTCCTAGTCGGGGGACAGCCACAATGGGACAGCGGGCAAGACGCGTGGTGGCAAATCCCTAATGTGCCTTCTATCGTTGCCGCGCTCGAAGAAGCTTATAAGCTCGGCAAAGGACGATCGCAAACGGCTATCGACTTTGCTTCGGACTTTGACGTGGATAAGGTCTGGTCTAAGTATTGGCTTCCGATTCTCCGAGATACCTTCGCAGTAGAATAGAAGAGAACAAAGGAAAATCTATGGCCATTACGAACGGTTATTGTACTCTCGCAGAAGTTAAGGCTTCCGCTCGCATTACGGATAACGTAGACGATACTCTTCTAGAACTAGCAGTCGAATCAGCTTCGAGAATGGTAGATAGCTACACGCAACGCTATTTCTACAACGCTGGAACCGCGACCCGGTTATTCGCTCCCCAAGATTCTTACCTAACCGAAATCGACGATCTTATTACCCTTACTACTCTCCAGACTTCCGACGGAGATAACTTCGGAACTACTTGGGCAGCTAAGGATTACCAGCTAGAACCGCTAAACGGAGTAGTAGACGGTCTTACAGGACATCCCAGCACCCGTATAAGGGCCGTAGACGACTTCCTGTTCAACGTCCTAGACGGAGAGGCTACCGTAAGAATTACGGGCGTCTGGGGCTGGTCTGCGGTGCCTGTGGCTATAAAGCAAGCTACCGTTATCCAAGCAGCTCGAATCTTCAAGAGAAATGACAGCCCGCTAGGAATCGCAGGCTTCGGGGAAATGGGGGCCGTTCGTGTCGGTGTCCAGCTCGATCCGGACGTTAAGCACCTAATCGACGTTTACCGTAAAGTTAGATTCGCCTAATGGCTTCGATTACCGACCTTCGGGCTGGACTAGCTACCCGGCTAGGTACAATCTCCGGGCTAAGAACTACTACCGAAACACCGGACACAATTAGCCCGCCTATCGCTATTGTAAACGTCCAGAATGTAAACTTTGACCGTACCTTCCAGCGTGGACTAGACGAATACAACTTCCTTATTACGGTTATCGTCGGTCGCGTCGGAGAGCGTAGCGCGCAAAGACTTCTCGATTCTTACGTAAGTTCTACGGGAGCTTCTTCCGTCAAGCTTGCGGTAGAATCAGATAAGACACTTGGCGGGAAATGTGATTCCCTTCGAGTGACTGATATGAGAAATTACGGCTCCCTTGTAATTGGCGAGATTACCTACCTAGCTGCCGAATTCAACGTCGTAGTTTACGCACAATAAAAACCGCTAGGAAAATAGGAGAAATAACAAATGGCAAAATACGTAGTCACCGCTACCGTTGTCAAGATCAACGGAACTGACCTGTCTAACAGCGTCGCTTCTGCTACTCTTGAACTAACCGCAGCTGACGTAGACGTGACCGACTTCGGAGGCTCCGGCTGGACTGAAGTAATCGGTGGTCTAAAATCAGGAACCGTCACACTAGACTTCCACAACGATTATGGAGTAGGCGGAGTGAACACCGTTCTAAACCCACTTCTAGGAACAATCGCAACCGTAGTCTTGATTCCAAACGGAACCGCAGTATCAGCGACTAACCCACAGTGGACAGCTAACGTGCTAGTAAACAGCGTGTCCCCAGTAGCGGGTGCGGTCGGAGATCTAGCAACATTCAGCGTGTCATTCCCGACATCTGGTTCAGTCACTTCCGCAACCGTAGCAAGCTAAGGCTAAAGAATGAAACTTACCCTACGAATCGAGTTCGCAGACGGAACTTCTAAGGACGTCTTAGTATCTGCCGCCGATATGGTGGCGTTCGAAGACAAGTTCAACGTTTCAATCGCACGACTAGACGATCCAAGAATAGGCTGGTTGCTATTCCTTGCTTGGCACTCCGAGCAAAGAAAAAAGCAAACGACTCTCGCTTACGAAGCGTGGCTAGATCTAGTGGAATCGGTTGGAGCAACTGAAGACCCAAAAGTTCAAGAATAGTTGGACTGGGCGATAAGTCCGCTCATTGGTTCATAGCTTCCCTAGCGGTCGAGTCCGGTATTCCACCAAATCTTTTGCTGGAACAATCGGATCGAATGTTATGGACTATGGGCAGGTGGCTAGTCGCTAAGAACCTTCCGCGGTAGGTGAAGCCCTTGCTAACGCAGGGGCTTCCCTATTTCCGCTTCGGTACAATAGATAAGAGGTGAGTAATGGAAATCCAATTTGACGTCGAAGGCGTTAGGGATACCGTTGCCCTTCTCCGCAAGATAGAACCCGAATCCGTTTCGGCTATGCGTAAAGAAATCCAAACCGATCCGGCTATGCTAACCGTAGTTAGCGGAATACAGTCAAGAATTCCAGCGGTATCTCCATTACAAGGAAACGAATTCGGCTATGGCGGTATGCTTCATAACGGACGAACCGCCTACGGTGGCGCAAAGGTAAAAATAAAAGCACCACTAAACACAAGAATAAGAAGCGGTAATGCTAAATCTATCGTTTCCATAGATACCAGTCCCCCGGATAACGCCGTCGGTTTCGAGATTATAGATATGGTCGGCCGTGGAGCTAACGGTAATAGCCGTAAAGCTATTGGTATGCGTGAGAAGCTGGGCGGTACTCCTTCCCGCTATGTCTGGAAAAGCTTCGAGTCTAAAAAAGAAGGCGTCACTCTAGCTCTAAATAACATTCTTCAAAAATACGCAAATAAAGTAAACGTAAAGCTAAGGGTAATGTAATGGCCGTAAGAATTCCGATCGTCACCGTCTTTGATTCTAAAGGTCTAAAGCAGGCGCAATATCAGCTAAATAAAGTTCGAGGAAACTTCCAGAATCTAGGAAGAAACTTTGCCCTTGCCGGGGCAGCCCTAGCGGGTGGAGTGGCCCTAATTGGTAAGAGTCTAAAAGACGCAGCCGAATCTCAAAAGGTCTTCGCCCAGACCGAAGCCGTTCTAAAGTCTACCGGAACCACGGCTAACGGAACAGCTAAGGACATCCAAGCCCTAGCAGCTAGCCTACAAAAATCAACCGCGTTCAACGACGAAGCGATTTTATCCGGGGCTAACCTTCTTCTAACTTTCAAGAACATTCAGAACCAAGCGGGCGAAACTAACGACATCTTCGATCAGACCGTAAAGGCTAGCCTTGACGTCGCCCGGGCTATGGGAACTGACGCAAGCGGAGAAGCTATCCGACTGGGTAAAGCTCTAAACGATCCAGTAAAGGGAATCTCTGCCCTTACCCGAGTCGGTATCCAATTTACCGACCAGCAGAAAGAGCAGATAAAAACCCTAACCGCTTCGGGGGACTTACTAGGCGCGCAGAAGATTATTCTCGCGGAGCTTCAATCTCAGTTCGGTGGATCCGCAGCAGCATACGCCCAGACTTTTGCCGGACAAGTAGAAAGCCTAAATAACGAACTAAACGATCTATCCGAAGAAATTGGAATGATGGTTATGCCTGCCGTCCGGGATATGATCGCAGCGTTTAGAGAAGTCGCTCCCGAACTAGGTACGAAGCTAAAGGCAGCTATCGCTTCCGTAGACTGGAAAGCTTTCGGTAAAGCGATTGTAGATACAACTACTTTCCTAATTACACACGGCGAAACAATCGCTAGAACAATCGGAGTTCTTTGGGGTCTAAATACTGCTTATAACGCCGTAAAGATTGCCGTCGGTCTGACTAACGCAGCTCTTACTCTATTCAATATTGCTCTAGGCAATACAGAAGTAGCAGCTAAAAAAACTACCGGAATTATAAATGGACTAAAGACAGCCTTGCTTCTAGGTGGAGTGGTCTTAGCCGTTGGGTCAGTTGTCGACGAGTACAGAAGACTAAAAGATATAGTTGATAAGAGTAGAACTCCGGTTTCACAATTCAATAAAGAAGTAATTGCTATAAGTGGAGCTACCGCAAAAATAGATCCGGTTATCGGGCTATGGCACAAAATTACTTACGCTATTTTAGGCGCAATCACAGCGCAAAGAAGATTTAACAGCGAATCTGTCGGTGGAGTATCTGCCGGAGTAATGGCCAGCGAAGCCCGTAGAGATGCAGCTATGGCGGCACGTGGAGCTGGTGGAGCAATCCCGGGTCTTCCTAGCCTAGAATCCATAACTACACCTAGCGCGGGCGGTGGATCTTCTTCTAGACCGGATACCGTTGCGCAAGTCCTAAAGCGCGAAGGCGTTCTAGCAACTAGAGAAGCCAAACTGCTAAAGACTGGAGTAAGCGAGGGTCTAGCTGGTCTAATCGTTGGAACTGCTACTACTAAGAAGTCTTTCCAGAAAGAACTAAAGAAGCTAACTTCTAGCACAACCGCAGTATCAAAAGCCCAAGCTAAGTTCAATAAAACAGCAGCGGGTAAAGCCGAAATAGCTTCTATCAAAGCACAGAACGACGCTAACGACGCTATCGCAGAAGCTAATAGACAAGCTGCTATCCAAGCAGCAGCAGAACAAGCGGCACGCGACGCTGCTATTCTTGCGGAAAAGCAAAGAGTCTACGAATCGTTTGCTAGTTCTATTTCTAATCTCTTCTCTAGAATCCAAGAATCTATCCTCTCGGCCTTTAGCCTTCCGGAACTAGGTGGATCTACGGACTCTATTATTCGGAATATGGATAAGCTCCTAGCCCGGGTAAAAGCCTTTAGCGCGAACATTACGAAGCTCTCTTCTATGGGGCTAGATCCTAAGCTTCTCCAGCAAGTTATCAACGCCGGGCCTATCGCTGGAGCAAAGCTAGCAGCAAACTTGGTCGCAGGTGGAGCGGGTGGACTAGCAGCAATCAACGCTGGTTATTCCGAGCTAGGCGGTCTTGCCTCCGAAATTGGTATGACTGGAACCCAAGCCCAGTTCGGAACCGCGCAGCAACAGCAGATTATAAACATAAACATAGAAGGCGGATTAGACTCTTCCGCTGCTATTGGTAAGGCCGTAGTAGACGCCGTTAGAGCTTACGAGCGTACTTCCGGCGCGGTCTGGCAGGGCGCATAATGATTAGCCCGAAAGTCGAAATCGGTTTTGACTTAGGTGCTAATACTCCGACCGGATTTAAGCTAGACGACGCTACCCGCGGGGTTTTAGATAACACAACTTTTATTCTGGCCGGAGAGCTTTTCTATGACATTTCTTCCCGCGTACAAAGCGTTTCGGTAAGGCGTGGAAAGAGCGAAGCCCTAGATCGTATCGACGCTGGTATTTCTACCGTAGTTCTAGAAAATAACGACCGTCTATTTGACCCGCTTTACGAAGCTGGGCTTTACTACGGCCAGCTAGTACCACGCCGTCAGATAAGAATTTCGGCTAACGATAACCCGGTATTTTACGGATACGTCGAAGACTTCGATCTAGAATACCTACCCGGAAACCGTGCTACTGTCCAGATTGACATAGCGGACGCCTTCGGAGCTTTAGCTAACGCGCCTATCGACGAACTAGACCCACCTAGCGAACTTTCTGGCGCACGTGTAAACCGCGTTCTAGATCTTCCGGAAGTAAACTGGCCCGCGGAGCTGCGCGACGTAGAAGAAGGAAAGACCCTTGTTTTGGATTCGAGCGTTAGCGGTATTTCGGCCCTAGAGTATCTTCAGCGAGTATCGACTTCGGAGTTCGGAAATCTCTTTATCTCTAAAGACGGCGACATAATCTTCAAGGAAAGAAATAGCGCGACTACTACCCCAGACCTAATCTTCTCGGACGATACCACGCCTTCGGCGACGACTAAGGTTCTATTCTCTAACGTCCGATCAATCTATGGTTCGGAAAACCTTTATACCCGTATTAGCTTGGCAAATACGGATACTATCCCCGAAGAAGTAGTAATCGAGAACGAATCCGCGACTGGACTCTACGGCGTTAGAACCTATTCCAATACCAATCTTCTAAACCAAGATCCGGCGGACTTAGAAGACCTAGCCCAAGCCCTTCTAGTCACTTACGATCGACCGCTATACCGCTTCCAAGCCGTCACGGTAGTTCTAGATAAGCAAGATAGCACCCAGACCGCAGCAATTCTAAACCTAGAAATCGGCGACATAGTTCAAGTTCACTTTACTCCGTCGAACGTTCCCCCGGCGATCGAGCTGCCCTGCCGTATTATCGGTATTACCCATAGCTGGGAACCGCAGGTAAAGCGGACTACCTTCGCACTAGAAACCCTAAACTTCGGAGTCTTCGTACTAGATTCTCCACTTCTCGGAGAGCTTGACAACGACCGCCTAAGCTACTGATAAACTAAAGAAAGAACAAAGGAATCCAATGCCAAGAAAAGTCTTTACCGCGGGCGACGTACTAACCGCAGCTGACGTAAATCTCTACCTGTCTAACGAAGCCGTCTTCGCTTCGTCTACCGCCGTTAGCTATACCGTACTTCCAGCAGACCGATACGAAACCCTAGTCTTTACCGCTGGATCCGCCGTGACCGTGACGATCGGAACCGCTACCGCTTTCCAGCCGGGCGAAAGAATTGACATTATGCAAGACGGAGCTGGAACCGTGACAATTACCCGCGACGGAACCGCTACTTCACTATTCGGACGTGGAACCGCTGGAACGGCCTACCGGATCGGTCAGCGTTATGACGCCGTTTCTGTCGTCTGCGTTGCGACTAACTCCTATCGCATAATCGGAAACGCCACAGCGGTCTAATGACTCTCTCAGCGTTAGGTATTTTTAGTGCTGCTGGGGCTGGTGGTGGTCTAGTCGTTGATTCAGATTATGAGCTTATTTCAAGCACAATTTTAGGCTCAGCAACTTCCTCTGTCACTTTCAGCAGTTTAGGGGATTACTCATCTACATACAAGCATTTACAGATTAGGTACGCAGCCAAACAATCTAACTCGACCTCTGTCGGTATTTATGGCAGATTCAACGGCGATACCTCTGGAAACTACTCTTGGCATTATCTAGCTGGAAATGGTAGCTCTGTTAGTTCATCTGCTTTGACTAGCACAACATCTCTGCTTATCGGTTCTGCTTTTGGAACAGGAACAGCCAACGCTTTTGGCGGTGGAGTC